TATATAGAAAAAGGCAGTCTAGAAGCAGATTACGTCAATCGCACCAGCCCAGTAAAGTCATTCCGGGGTTACGGGCAGTAACCATGTGCATCATAGTTGCAAAATACTTTCCTGGCATAGGATGGGCCGGCGCCAAGAATCGGGATCGCAACTACACTCCTGTATTAGATTTCATCGAAAGCGAACAGCAAGGTGTGGATCGCATGATGATGCACGATCGTGTCACTGGCTATAAAGAAGGTATCAACAGTGCCGGGCTTAGTATACTAAACACCAGTCTTGATGTCTACGACGACGAAAGCGAAGTGGAAGCCGGCACAGAACATACCAGTCCCGATGGCAGGATCATAGCACAGGCTTTGTTGTATCAGGATCCCTTGGATGCTGTGAAGTTGTTGGTCAAACGACAACTAGGTGGCTGCACCATAGTGTTCAATGCGGATGATTTATATCTGATAGAAGCCACTGACGATGACGGCAAAGGGCCTTTTAGATCTACCGTGAAAAAAATTGCCAAGAAGAACACAGTGGCCAGAAGCAATCACGGACTATGGATGCCCGACGCAGGGTATCAATGGAAACCTTCAAACACCAGCGAAACTATCAGCAGACTCAGCAGCGAAACCAGATTACTGCTGGCCGAACAAGTGGTCAAATCTGCCAAAAAACCCGAAGATCTAGTAGACGGAATGTGCCAAGTATACATAAATGATGCCCAACTAAATATCATGAGAACCAGCACACAACGAAAGAAGATGAGGACTACAAGCCAACAACTGTGTGTGCCCAAGGAGCGGACTTTGTATTGCCGCCCTATCAGTAGTCACATGGAATTTGATTTTTGGCGGCTCAATCGTCCCGACACCAATGTCTGGGTTGAGATATTGAGCAATCGTGCGCTGTGGCAAAACACACACGTTGATCCGCCCTTTGGTCATATGAATATGAAAGATCTATAATGAGAGCACGAGAATTTGTTATTGAAGCCAAGTTCGGCAGCGCAGCCGATGTACCAGCCGACGCAGATAAACTGCCCAAGTCGCACAAGTCTGCTATCAAAGGCGCTATCTCCATGCCTGATATCAGTCAGACCAAACAAGGTGGCAGTCCTTATACGCAATGGCGTTTTGGTATAGCAATGGCAGGCGCTCCAGACTTTCCCACACCACCAGCAGGTGCCTTTGCTGGAGATCCATTGTTGGCAACCTATACTGACGAAGATCTAAGAATTATCAATGCAGCAGCCAAGTCAGTGGGTGCCGGCGAAGTTAAAAAACTCACAGACAATCGCAGTACCGAAGCTGAGCACGTACATAAAGTAAGTCCCGTCAAGGCATTCCGTGGATATGGACAGTGATCTTTCATTGTCTATGAAACCTGTACTAATACTCCAACATCAAACTCCCGAGTGGCCAGCATATCTCGTTACTTGGTTAAAACAACACAATATTCCCTATGAAACATACAATGCCGGATCCAATCAGGCCTTTCCGGCCAGTATAGAACCTTACTCGGCCATGGCTATCATGGGCGGCGGTATGAGCGCCAACGATCCCTTGTTGTCAAATCGTCAGGCAGAAATATTGATATTGCAGGCAGTGCTTAAAGATCGTCCAGTGATAGGTCATTGTCTAGGTGGACAACTGATGAGCCGAGCACTGGGTGCCAACATTACTGCCAGTCCACAACCCGAAATTGGTTGGCAGCCTATTGAATACGAGTCTGATCCACTGGTCAATCATTGGTTTGGACCCAATCCCACCGCCATGATCATGCAATGGCACTATGAAGCCTTTGCTGTGCCCACCGGAGCCACACGTTTGGCCACCAGTGCATCTTGTCCTAATCAGGCCTGGTGCTTTGGACCTCATCTGGCCATGCAGTTCCATATTGAAATGGATGTGGCAAAAGCACAGGCCTGGGCAGCAGATGAAGATCCCACCTGGGCTGCGGCACGCATCAGATACTCGTCGGTACAAAGCGGACAAGACATACTCAACGGCATTGATCCATATCTGGCACAGCATCAGTCTACGGCCGACCATATCTACAGCACATGGTTTGCTCAAGTATCAACATAAGTCCTCCAAAAAAACTAAAACACATCAATCTAGCGCATAACTAATAGAACTATGCTAGAACCCATCAAACTTAAATTTTATAACGAATTCATTTATACTCAGTTAGACGAACATCTGCCTAACGAACGTGATGAAAAAATTACAACTCAAATCATCGAAAATATAGTGCTACCTTTGAATATTGCCAAAGATGCAGATATCAAAGATGTGGGTTCGGGATACGGTTATTTCCAAATTGAAATGCTAAAACATGGATATACCAATATATGCTGTTTAGATTACAATCTCAATACCGTGCGTAGTCTACAAGAAAGAAATTTAAATTTTGATCGCAGGGATATGAGCTTCTTGCCAAACAAAGACGAAGCTGTAGATTTTATCTTTGCCAGACAGTGTATCCAACACAGTGTATTTCCATTCTTTACTCTTATGGAATACAATCGTATTTTAAAATTAAAAGCACCACTGTACATTGAAGTTCCTTGCCCACAGCAGCCTGCTAATCATGAAATGGCCAAGGGAGTTTATAGTATTCTTACACTAGAAATGTGGGCAGCATTGTTTTATAAATCAGGATTTGATGTAGAACTGAATCAGGTCATGACCTTAGAATATAACAAAAAAGACTCAGACGAAAAAATCCAAGATCAGCATTTTGCCTTCCTACTGCGTAAAAAACGCCCGATGGATATCAAATAATCCAGTGCTAAATACTGGATGATGTTTGATCCATACTCTGCTGCAAAACTTCAAAAAAAAGTAGAACTTACCCCGGTTGATACCAGCCTGGCTGACATCAAGCGTCTTGCGGGCCTGGATCAGCCAGCGTCCAGTAATGATTGCTCGGCAGTCAAACCAGATCTAGCAGCAGACCTAAGACGCGTTGAACGCGAGCGTGATATCAAGCCAGGTACCAAAGAGTGGTTCAAACTTTGGTTTGCCAAACCCACACTCACCGGCGAAAGGCATTACGATGAAAGCCAGTGAGTTCTTGCCAAAAAACATGAAACTGTTTCGGGTGCGTGTTAAAATCAAACAAGTGGGCCATACGCAGATGATAGACACCACCATCACTGCGCCCAATGCCAATCTTGCTCGTCGCTTGGTCAAGGATCAGTTTGGTCATACTGCCTTGGTAGGCAATGTACAGGAAGTCAAATGAGAGCCAAAGAATTCGTCCGTAGAGAAGACTACGATCCCAATGCCACGCCGCCAGGTCCTGAATTCAAACCTACCATGCCTGCAGGCACAGTGCGTGTGGATGTCAGTGATGTGTACGATTGGTACAAACTAGGCCAGCATATCAGCAATCTCAAAGGCCTTGGCCGGCATGACTTTGGTAAAGGACCACCCAGCGCGATCATTAACTTTGGCAGTGAAGAAGCCGAGCACGAGTATATAAAAGATTTAGAACGCACAGGATTGACCACTACCGATATAGATCCTGTAGATCCCAGCCAACCCAAGGCTATGCGGCGTCAAAAAACCGATCCCACATACAATGTTGGGGAATCCGAATCGCAACAACAATCCAAGCCACATCTGTATCTAGACATGGACGGTGTGCAGGCTGACTTCTTCCTGCAGTGGGCCAAGATGTTTGGATTCAAAAATTATCGAGACATGGGCGATGTGGCTGCACAAACGGCCAACATCATGAAACTGGTTGACAAAGGCGACGAGTTCGTAGAAGAATTTTTTGCCACCTTGCCCATGCTACGCGGTGGTGCAAAACTCTTGTCCTGGCTACAACAACACAAAATACCTTACACAATCTTGTCGGCACCATTGCGCATGAGACACGAAGCCAGCACAGCAGGCAAGCGCCGCTGGCTAGACCGGCACACCCCCGGTGTCAGCCAAGATGCTATCTTTACATCAGACAAACACCGGTATGCCATGAAAGGTGGCAGACCCAATGTGTTGGTCGATGATCACGGAGAAAAGATAGCCAAATGGCAGGCCAAAGGCGGCATAGGTATCAAGCACGACGACGCTACCACTGATAGCACCATTGAACAACTGTCAAAGATCTATTTGCAGTGATAGATCTTTGGTAGTAAATACCTACATGAGTAAAAACACAGTAGAGATAATCAAGAGCCCGTATGTTCGCAGCCACTGGTCTATAGAGCAACAGGCCGAACTGGCCACTTGTATGGATCCCGTAGATGGTTATCTTTACTTTATGGATAACTTTTTTTACATACAGCATCCGGTAAAAGGCAAGATACAGTATCATCCCTGGGACTATCAAAAACGCCTGATCCACAACTATCACAATTATAGATTCAGTATCAGCCTCATGCCTCGCCAGACTGGTAAATCCACTTCGGCCGCAGGTTATCTATTATGGTATGCCATGTTTGTTCCGGACTCCACCATATTGATCGCGGCACACAAGTACCTAGGCGCACAGGAGATCATGCAGCGCATACGATTTGCTTACGAAGCCTGTCCCAATCATATACGAGCCGGTGCTACCAGTTACAACAAAGGCAGCATAGATTTTGACAACGGCAGCAGGATAGTAGCACAGACCACAACAGAAAACACAGGCCGAGGTATGTCAATCTCCTTGCTGTACGCAGACGAGTTTGCATTCGTGAGACCCAGTATCGCGCAGGAATTTTGGACATCCATATCCCCCACTCTGAGCACAGGTGGTAAAGCCATTATAACCAGCACACCCAACTCTGATGAAGATCAGTTTGCCCTGCTGTGGAAGGGCGCTAACAAAACAGTTGACGAGTTTGGCAACCAGACCGACCTTGGCATCAACGGATTCAAGGCATATCAGGCAAACTGGCGAGAGCACCCCGAGCGCGGCGATGAGTACGAAGAACAGATGCGCAGCCAACTGGGCGAAGATCGATTCAGGCGAGAAATCTTGTGTGAATTTGTCATTGCCGACGAAACACTGATCAATGCCAACACACTGTTTGAACTGGAAGGACAAGAGCCTGTGTTCAAACACGGACAGGTTCGCTGGTATCAACAGCCTATAAAAGGCAAGACATATGTGGTGGGCCTGGATCCCAGCCTAGGCACCGGCGGCGATGCTGCTGCCATACAGGTGTTCGAAGCCAATACCACCAGCCAGGTAGCAGAATGGCGACACAACAAAACCGTCATACCCGATCAGGTCAAGATCATAGCAGAAATCTGCAGATACATCGAAGGCATCACCAAGGAACCGCAGAACATTTACTACACAGTGGAAAACAACACCATTGGTGAGGCGGCCTTGATCAGCCTTAGAGATTTTGGCGAAGAGAACATACCCGGCAGTTTCATGCACGAACCTGGAAAAAAACGCCGCGGGTTCAATACCACGCACAGCACCAAAATCACAGCCTGCGCCAAACTCAAACACTTGCTGGAATCTCGGCGCATGAAACTACACAGCCGCCCCTTGATATCTGAACTAAAAGTGTTTGTGGCTTCGGGCAACAGTTACAAGGCCAAACCCGGCGACACAGATGACTTGGTTATGTCAACTATACTGTGTGTAAGGGCCATGGACGTTATACAGAGTTTTGACGCAGAAATAAGCCAGCACTGGCGCGATCATGACGAAATTATACAGCCCATGCCCTTTATAGCCATCATGTGATTTTAATAAATACAATATGCCCCAAACCAAAGACAACATAGCACAACAATTGTACAACCTGCTCACAGCCAAGGGTTTTGATGTCAAAAGCCTCAACAACACAGGCAATCAAGACACGGCCATACAAGACAGCGATATATTCAGTTTTGACTTTGAGCACAACGGTACCAACTATGGTTCCGTGGTCATAATCTTAAGTCCAGATCTCAGCATAGAATTGCTGGTCACAGATGCCATTGGCAAACACATGGACAACGATTCAGGCGCCAGAGATGCTTGGTTTGCTTTCATGCAAGAATTACGCAACTTTGCAAGACGCAAAAGTCCGGACTTTAAAATATCAGATGCCAGCCAACTGCCATATCGTTTGAAACGTGCAGAGTCTGCCAACTTGGCAGAAGGACGCTATTGGGGCAGCAAACACATCAGCCGCACCACTGGTCCACAGAAGACCAAACTGAGAATACGTCACAACCGTGACATCAACGAAGGTGATGCTAGATTTAGACACATACAAGAACTTTTTATAGAAACCGAAGATGAACAGAGATTCAAACTGCCCTTTACCAGTTTGGTAGGAGGCCGCGCCATGGCACGCCATTGCGCCGAAGGTGGCAATCCTTGGGATCCAGTGGGACAGAATATCACCAAGATGGTGAAAGAGTGTGCGGTCATGGGCAATTTCCTGCGCAGAGTATCTGCAGGCAACTGGGCCAACACGCCACAGATTGAACTGGTAGAAGCTGCACGCCGTCATTATCAAGAGCAGAGAAAACGCCTGAAGAGCCTGGCAGGTCGCAGAGGCTATCAGACTCACGTGAGCAATTTTGATTCATCCTCTGATGTTGCTGTGACTGAGAGCACAGTACAGGCCATCAAAGAACTGTTTTGCCAAGCACCCAATCAAGAAATGGTAGCAGAAGTAGCACCCATACTGGGCACCATGGCTGAAGCAGACCAGTTTGAAGCCTGGGCTGATAGTTTGCTAGAAGGCACTTGGTCCTTGCCCAAAGACAAAGAAGCCGAAGATCAACTGATCGAAATCATGAGCCAGCCCTTGAAACTGGGCGCCAATGCACAAAATGCCACAGGCAAGCTGTATGACTTGCTGGGCGATGATGTGCTGTTTGATATGTTGAGCGATGCTGCCGAATCTGATCCCGAAGCAGATGCAAGACCCATCATACTGCAATGGATGCAGAACCAAGGCGCCGATCATCAATCAGTGGCCAGGATATCGCAGAAGTTAACCAACACACAACAAATCGATGCCAGCGGTGGCGCACCCAAGATCAAGAGTGTGGTTCGCGAACCTGACGCACAACCGGATCCTGCAGCGGTACAACGAGAACTTTCGGGCGTGACACAACGCCAAGTTCCGCCAAATTCTGTTGGCTTCAAGCCTTAAAATCAAGTACTGACATAAATAAAATCGAACCCATGCTGGCATGATCGAGTCATAATCATGCTGCATCGAAAGTGAACCGTTATGACAGATTTTGTAACTCTCGCGAATACCATTATCCGCGACTGGTGGTTGTTGATATTTTTCTTTTCTCTTGGTGGAATCTGGTGGCAGCTCAAGCACTGGTTCAATCAGGTCAATGCCAATATGGATTACGTGACCAAAGAACACGAAGCACAAAACCAAATCCTCAGCATCCTACACGAAAAAGTCATCAACATCGAACAAGACGTTTCCGAAATCAAAAGAGAACTATCCACCGTACACGAAGAAGTACACGAACAAGAAGTCAAACTGGCTGTACTAGAGCATCAAAAATCTCCTGCCAAAAGACGCAAAGTGGCTTCTGCCTAATCTGGCAAAAAAACTACCAAAAAAATACACTTTGTCATTGACCTGACTAAATAATATTGTTACACTTGCAGAATGCTTGTGTATCTAGGCATAAACATAGACCAACTTAGGCAACGAAAGGACAAACCTACAATGGCAACATCAATGGCAGAAATTCGCGCCAAACTGCAGGCGCAAGAGAATCGTACACAAGGTTCTCAATCCGGTGGCGGTGATAATTCAATTTTCGCACACTGGAACTTAGAGGAAGGCAAATCCGCAGTCCTCAGATTCCTCCCAGACGCAAACTCCAAGAACACATTCTTTTGGATCGAACGAGCAATGATCAAATTGCCTTTCGCTGGCGTCAAAGGAGAAATGGATTCTAAACCCACAGTGGTCCAAGTACCTTGCGTGGAGATGTGGGGCGACTCGTGCCCAATCCTCGCAGAAGTACGTGGATGGTTCAAAGACCCTAGCCTGGAAGAAATGGGTCGTAAGTACTGGAAGAAACGTAGTTACATCTTCCAAGGCTTTGTACGCGAGTCAGAACTTGCAGAAGACAAACTTCCAGAAAACCCCATCCGGCGTTTCATCATCAGCCCGCAGATCTTTACCATTATCAAAGCGAGCTTGATGGATCCCGAGATTGAAGAACTGCCAACCGACTATGAGCGTGGCCTGGATTTCCGTGTTTCCAAGACCTCAAAAGGTGGTTATGCAGATTACAGCACCAGTAAATGGGCACGTAAGGAAACGTCACTGACGCAGGCCGAACTTGAAGCGATTGAGAAATTCGGTTTGTTTGACCTCTCCAGTTTCTTACCGAAGAAGCCAACCGATGTAGAGTTGAAGGTAATGAAGGATATGTTTGAGGCCAGCGTTGATGGCAAACCTTATGATCCCGACCGTTGGGGTGCTTACTTCCGCCCTGGTGGTATGGCGGCTCCGGCTGGTTCCCCGGCGCCATCTGCCCCAGAAGAAGCAAGCGCCACTTCTACCCCGGCCCCGGCCAAGGCAGCATCATCTTTTGACGAGGATGAAGACGCTGCTTCGGCGCCAGTGGCCAAACCCGCGCAGGCATCTGGTTCAAATGCCCAGGACATCCTGGCTATGATCCGCGCACGTCAGCAAAAGCAGTAATCACGACTCTTGACTGATAGCAGGGGTCACAGTATACTTGTACTGTACCCCTGCACCTTTACCAACAAGGACCAACAAAATGGCAAAAAAATCTATATCTAAAATCTCTGACAAATTGGCAAAAGTATCTGACAGTTTTACTGTACAGATGTATGACAACGGCTTTATGTTTGAAATCTCCGGACGCAACTCTGAAGAAGATTGGCGCAGTGTAAAAATACTTTGCAACACCCAAGAACAGTTGATCGCGCTGATCAACGAAGCCACAGAAATCACGAGGGACGAATAATGGGCAAGCCCTTTGACATCAGCAAGTTCCGCAAGGACATTACCAAAAGCATTGAAGGGCTCAGCATTGGTTTCAATGATCCCACAGACTGGATCAGTACAGGAAACTTTGCGCTGAACTACTTGGTATCTGGCGATTTCCACAAAGGCATACCCTTGGGCAAGGTCACTGTGTTTGCTGG